TGCTTGAATGTTCTGGTATCTAGTTGGGCCTTGGCTGCCTCGACTTCTTCTTCTGGAACATTACCCCCGTCTATTGTTGTGAAGCTCCAGCGTTTCCAGTCACCTGTTTCATCTTCTGGAACGTAGCACCACAAATCGTAGAACCAGGAGGCTGTGCCATCTGGTGTGGAAATGAAAAGAGCCCAACCCTGTTTATCTGCGAGGGCTGGTCTGATTACTTGGAACCAGACTTCGGAATCCATGAAGGCTGCTTCGTCAAGTACTACTCCAGCAAGGCTTCGGCCACGCAGGGTTGTTGCGTTTTCTGTGCCTTTGAGTTCGATTAGCGATCCATTGATTAGTTCGATTTTGAGGTCGGTTTCGTTTTTGGAGGCTATCCATTCTCGTGGGATAAGTTTCTTTATTTCTTTCCAGGCGATGTCTTTTGCCATGCGATAGGTTGGGGCACAGTAGAAATATGTTTCGCCAGGGCGGTCTATTGCTGCTTTGAGTATTTCAATACAGGATAAATAGGATTTTCCGAATCTTCTACCAGCGACTAGGACTCTAAATCTTTGTTTTGCATTGAACACCTCCCCCTGTGCCCATCTAAGTGATAATTTTTCGTCTGTTTTTGTGCTCATGTAGTAAAGAATAGCCCAAATATGAACAAATTTCCGTGTTTTGGTCGACTAAATACTGTTTTTAGGGTTATTATTCAAGTATTAGTATTTATTTAGTCCGTGGCTCAAGCATACTATCGACCAGATGTAGACAGTCCAAACGCTCCGTTGGGTGGTAAGGTCTGTGGAAGAAGAAATCCAGATTCAGTTATTGAAGCTAGGAGGCAAAGATTGTACAGTCGTCAGCTTGAGGGCTTGACTACTAGACAGTTGGTTCTGGATCACGCTTCCAAAGAAAATATTGGGGTGGATACAGCATGGAGAGACTGGGGCAAGGTCAAAGAATGGAACGATGAAGATTGGGAAAAGGACAGAGAGAAAATGGTGGCACGACTCCAGGGGATGAGGATGAGGCTTTTCAACAAGGCGATGAAGAGGGGTCAGCTTCAGACTGCTGCTCAGATATTGGATTCGTTAGGCAAAGTGCTAGGGGAGAGTGAAGAAACAATTAATCTAAACACTCCACAGCTTTCTATAAGCGTAGAAAAGAAAAAGTAGTCTTAATTTGTAGATTTATCAGTAGGTTCGGGGCTACAACATAGTAAATAAAATTTTTTGCTACCCTGCCCCTGCGGTGGCCTGTGGGTGTGGTGGCCTGTGCGTGGGGTAGCTGATGCGTGGGGTGTTGGTGGGGTGCAGTGGATAGAGTAACCAACAAACAATAAAAAACCCGCACGGGGCGGGCGTGGTGTATTGTGTGCGGGCGTTGCTTATTTCGTTTGAGCTGGTGGGCTGGTGTAGCCGTCTATGTGTTCGGGTGCGTAGTAGCTAGCACCAAAAAACAAAATGATAAAAATTATCATAGCGAAAAAAGATTTTTTGTTTTGAATCTTTATTGCTTGGGCTGTTGGTACTCTGCGGTGTGGGTGTGTCATGTGTTTGTACTGGTAGTATGAGCAAAGAATAAAAACGCTATTCAAAAGAGATAACAACTTTGAACTTTTTTGGATCCTCTCGAAATTGTTTTTGATAATCCACAAAAGCATTATCTGGACATTGTGCCAGCCATTTTTGAAAAGCCTTTTTGTTTTCGGTGTTGGTGTTGGTGTTTGATTCGTACATAATTAATTTTGAAAATAAGTTTTGTAAAGGTGGGATGCGGTGGTGTGGTTGCCTTGATTGGTTAACTTGATAATAATTTTTTGAATTTTAGTTTTGAATTTTTGTTGTTTAGTTTTCATTGTGTTAACTCTTTAACTCTTGATACTTTAGAAAATCCATAAACAAACATTTGTTTATCATCATCAAAAAATCTTGATGTGTCGGGAATTGTGCGAGCTGGTGCGGGTTTGGTGGGGTCACTTGTTTCGTAACACTTCCAAACACCTTTTTGGTTATAGTTCCAATTTCCACTAGGTAGAAATAAATATTTAAATTCATCGCAACAATCCCTTTGAAAAAATTCTAAAACACCTTTATGTTTTTGCGGTTTGATACTTTCCCAACTTTCGGGGCGGTCTATATAGTACAAAGTTTTTAAAACTTGTTTGTTATTAATAATAGGGTGTTTTTCTCTATTCCAATTTTGACTAGATACTAAACTACTAATATCTCCATTAGATATTAGATTGTTAACTTTTTCGGTAGTATCAAAAAACTTTTTTAGAAAATACCCAGTGTGTTCGGGGTATCCATCGAAATGACAATAAACAGAATTAACTGTTTTATCTTCATTTAAAATTCCAATAACTGAACGAGTAGACATAATTAATTTTTGGGTGAAATTTAAATTAGGCTATTGCCTACCCTAATTATACCATTTATTTTTATGTAGGCTAGTACAATATAAGAATAAAAACACATAAAAACCCAATAAAAAACAGTGAGATTAATAAGACTAGCAACTAAAAAACCCAGTCATAGCAACACTTCTTTAGTCTTAAGTTAATAATCATATAATTTAAAAAGTACTACAATACAAATACACATAAACACATTTAAAAATATAAGATTCTCAGTTAGTCTTATTTGAGATTCGGCCAATAAAAAACCCCGCTTTGTGCGGGGTGTATAGTGTGAAATAATATCTTAACTTATAAAGCTAGACATAATTCTTTTGATTTATCAATAATTGCTGAGTTTTTACCATAATAGTTCTGTTCCATTCTTATTCTTGCCTTTTCGGATTCGTCTTTTATGTTACTTGCACCCATTTGATGAGAATAATAGTAATTTATTCCATTGTGTAAACTGTATGCAGTTCTACCATTTAAACTAAATTCCTTTTCTAAATTCTCCTTAATCTGTTTAACCTCAACTAAATCTAAATATGTTTTATCTCTTTCTTGCTTAAGTGTTCTATCAATACACACTTTTTTGTTATTCCATTTCTCAAAATATAATCTTTCTAAAACTTCTTTAACTTGATTGTCTGTAATCTCTTTGCGTACCATTAATTTGTAATCTTGTATTGACTTTGTAAACTCACCCTTTTTGAAATCAATAATTTGATTAATACGAGCTACATTATCATTAATAGATTTTGTATGTTTAAAAACTAATGGGTTAGAACTTTTTAATTTATTCATTTGATTAAAACAAAACATTCTAAAATGTATAAATGATATATGACATGACACGCTTGAATCATGACTAGAAACAATTACAAGTCTTAATTTATGTGGATCATCTTGTTTTACATCCTGAACCGCACCATCTACAGCAAGATTGAAAACGAATCTTTTATTGTCCACGTTCATAATACTTTCTATTGTGGTGTTTCCTCGAATCTCTTGAATAAGATTTTTTATTGTTTTTAATTGCAGTGTTGTATATTGCATTTTTGGAATATTAAGAAGTTGGTCTTTTGTATCGTGACAAATAGCTTGATAATCATTAATTTTTATCATTTCCCCTGATTCATTTTTAAAAAATAAATCTCTTTTAACCGCTTCAAAATCTAGCTCGTTTTCTTTCCATATAATGTCTAAATCATTTTTAAAAGTATCATCAATAAATTTTGACCCTTTAAAAATAGTCTCATTACTAGAATTTTGATAACCTAGTTTTTCGGCTGTCAATTGATTGTTAATGTTGTTTGAAAATTGCTCATTAGAAATACTTAATGTATTTTCTAATTGATTTTTGAAAAGTTCAATTTGATTGTTCATTTTAATTTTTGGGTGTAATTGAAAATTAGTACTATATAGTACTAATAGAATATTACATTATAAATACAAATAAATCAATAGATATTGACTATTTTTACCTATAAATTATCTTGAATTACTAGCATTTTTGGCTAGGTATTTTTACTCATACAATCTACTACGCTTAATTTGATTTTTACACACTGGATAGTGTGCGGGGTCAGATTTCGCACGATTTCGCACGGATTCCTGAAAATAACTCGATTTTTAGCCAAAATCTTCAAAAAACAAAAAATGCACGAACCAACAAAATAGCTCCTATGAATGGCCGATTTTCAAATTCTCAGAATTCTTACTAAAAATAAAAAGTGAGAAAAATTTTTTGCAAAAAAGCACATAGTGTACTACAATAAAA